TTACTTCCAACCACAAGCTTTTTGAAGCGGTTTCATTGCATCTGAAAGGCCCTTCAGATCGAAGGTTGCACTCACAGGGGCTTCATTGTATGGGGTGATTCTGGTGAACATTTTGTCTGCTTTAGCTAGAGATTTAATGAAATCGATGTCACTCCCCTTGTAAAAAACTGCTTTGGTATCAGTTGAGATAGACCATTCTTTTTCAACTGCTTTCTGCTTATCCAGGCGGTAGAGCATGCTCGTTTGCTCAAGACCTAGGTACACATCCCAGTTAATGAATACCTCCGTTTTCTTTTCGCGGCAGGCTACATACATTGTTGGAATCACACTTTCTCCAAAAGGTGTTCGAATGTAATCATTACTGTTAAGTGAGAGGATTATGTTTTTTGAGTCGTCTACTGGCGAGGTGCTAATTGATGTTTGCCACTTGCCAGGGTTAGAAACAGAATTTTCTACAACTTCAGTTTCTGCGGATGTAGTCTGCGGGAATAGCTTGTCGAAACATGCCAGCCTTTTAGTGCCATTAATTTCACTTTGGCACTCTAACAACTTAGCTCTGTCAGGTTGCTGATAATCAGTTTTTGCTGACGTGTTTATCGTGCTTGTTGTAGCTTTAAACGTTGGTGAGAAGAAGCGATCGTAACAAGATAGTCGTTTATCGTTATCTTTCTCGTCAGGGCATTGATCTCTACTCTCGAATTTATCAGCATTTTGTGTTCGTGATGGCGGTATTGATTTGTCGTAACAAGAAAGTCGTTCAGCATTATTTTCCATAGCCCGACATTCAAGTACTGCATTGAAGTTTTTATGTTCACTTCCTGCGTATACAGACGCTGCATTGAGTGCCATAAATGATGCTATTGCATTTAAAAACAGCTTTTTCATTTAATCATCCCTTTGGTCTTGTGAGGAATACAAGGATACCGATGATTATGTCGCCTATAACCCAGACACTAGCGATTGCCATTAAACCTAGACCGGTACCAATTGCAGCCCCAGCTCTTTCTGCATCGGAAGTTGCGTGATTCATTACTTCACCACTACCACCTAATCCTGCGAAGAGGCAGTAGATCATAAATAAGTTGAACAGTATAAAAGCCCACTTGATGACTTTTCCAAAAAGTGAACGCCGTGGCTTTTTAAGCTGCTTCCCACATGATGGGCAACGTAATGCTGTATCACTTACGTCCTTAAGACACTCTGGACAGCTAACCAATGCCATAAACAAATCTCCTTAAATGAAAATCTTATCTTTTTGTTACAAATCATTGGGATTTTATCGGATTTAGACGCATTGACAAGTGAAAAGCCCCGTTGCATTGCGGGGCTTTTGTTTAAATAATCAGGCTAAGTTGATTATTTCCATAGTGTGAGGCGGGAAAGGCATCGCGGGGGATGAAGTCTGGCGGTAACGGTGCAGTACCTGCACGCTTTGTTACCTCCCTTTCTACGCTGTTAAGCGTGGTGAATGACCGGCTACATTCCAGATTCTGACACTGGTGATATTGCCGGATTGTCATATCGGTTATTTTACGGCTGGTGCGGGTGCGGGCCATAGCGCCGCAAAATGGACATCTGAACATAATGATGGCTCCCCTGTGGGAGTTGAACTCCATTTCATTTTATTCAGTTTCCGCTATCCAGTCAGGTATTTTCGCTTCCAGCTCCAGCCGGGTGGTAAAGCCGCTTTCGTCAATGACGTGCTCAGCACGCGCAATGATCCAGTCCTGATTATCTATTTCATCCTTAAAACCGCTAACCGTGACGTGCATTTCGGGGTATAGCTCAGCGCGGCCACGCGCCAGGGTGATCGAAAACTCTGCCGCGCCACGCTGAAGCTGTTGCCACTTAGCCGCCGCCGCGCGTTTTGCCGCTTCTTCATTCTGGTAGGTCTTGCGCAGCACATAAACGTTACCGTCTGCGCCCTCCATGTAATTGCCCTCACGGCTACTGCTCTTATCTTTTTTGGGCTTTGCAGGCTTGCGGCGCTTAACGCTGACCTTTTTCTTTTTGCCAAAATTGAGATCCAGCCAGTAGGCCCGAACGCCGGTATATGCATCCCGATCGGCAATACGAAAGCGGTGACTGTCACCGCTCGTGCGGTCAATACTGGCAGAGGGTAGCGCCTTCCCTTCAGAGGTTACACCGCCGCCCGGCAGGATAAACAGCAGATTGCCCTTTTTGACGGTGGCGATTGCACCCAGCATTTCCGCCATGCGGGTAAGGAAAGACATATCGCTTTCCTGCGTCTGGTCGGCGTGATCAATCTCAATATCCATGAGCATTTCACTGATTTGCGCCTTAAGTCCGTAACGGTGAGCTATGGCCGACACGACGCGCTCGACGGTCACGTCATGCCATGAGACTTCGCGCTTTACGTTGAACTCTTCACGAAAATCAGCACTGCGGGCAGTAATGCCAATCGTATCTGCCGGGCCTTCATGGGAAACCTCATCAACCGTGTACAGCCCCTTGTAGATTAGCGGCTCACCCAGCCAGCCAATTGATACGGCAAGCTCAGCCCCTCGCGGCGGCAGGGCAACCATACCGTCACTGTCATCAATGGAAATGGACAGCTGATCGGCATCGAACCCCCTGTTGTCCGTCAGTGACAGCGACATGATCCGATCATCAAGCTGTGTCAGCACCTCGCCGCCCATCGTAATGCTGAATCCCGGACTTTTTACAGCATCGGTAAGTGAATCGTTATAGCTGTTGACGGCGTCGTTAAGTGATTTTGTCAGGTCTGTAAGTGCCATGCCTCCCCCTTATTCCGGCGAAGGATCCCACGCGCGCGGGAGAGACTAAATCGGTTTTTGTTGTCGCCGTCCGGCCAGACCCGCAATAGCGTGAGTGGCGTTCAGACATGAGGGATTATCACTGCGAACTCAATAACGTAATGGTGGCTAACATGTCAGAGACACGTTTCCACGGTGTACGCGTCCGGGAGAATACCGACCTGGTAACGGCCATCAATGACATTGAATCGAGTGTCATTGGAGTCGTTGCCGTGGCGGATGATGCCGACGCGGATACCTTTCCCCTGAATACCCCCGTGTTACTGACGCGGGTTAGCAATGTACTGGGTAAGGCGGGTAAAACCGGCTCCCTGTACAAAACGCTTAAAGCCATCGCTGACCAGACCAGCCCGAAGGTTATCGTTGTGCGCGTGGCAGCAGCTACCGAAGAAGAAGGCGGTAAAACGCAGTCGCAGCTCATCATGGGTGGCACGGCAGAAGACGGCAGCTATACCGGCATGTACGCATTTCTGACGGCTGAACAGAAGGTAGGCTATCGTCCGCGCATTCTGGCCGCACCAGACTACGACACGGAAGAAGTGACCTCCGCGCTGTGTGTCATTGCACAGAACCTGCGCGCGTTTGTTTATGCCAGTTGCTACGGCTGCACGACGATGGCAGAAGCTATCGCCTACCGCGCAACCTTCGCCTATCGTGAGCTAATGCTTATCTGGCCTGACTTCATCGCATTCAACCCGCAGACCGGAGAAAATGAAATCTTCCCGGCCCCGGCCTATGCCTGCGGCCTTCGTGCGCTGATTGACAACAACCAGGGCTGGCATAAATCGCTTTCCAACGTGGCGGTCAAGAACGTGCTGGGTATTTCGCAGGATGTTTTCTGGTCGCTTCAGGCCGAAGACAGTGACGCGAACGAACTGAACAACAAGGAGATCACGACGCTCATCAAGCGTAACGGTTTCCGGTTCTGGGGCAACCGCGTTACGGACACCAAAGATTATATCTTTGAGGTTTATACCCGAACGGCACAGATTCTGGCTGACAGTATCGCTGAGGCGCAATTTGAATCAGTGGACGAACCGCTAACCCCCGCCAACGTTAAGGATGTGGTCAGCGGCATCAGCGGCAAACTCAATTCGCTGGTGACGCAGGGGCGGCTAATTGGTGCTGAATGCTGGTTTGATATCCTGGATAACCCGACAACCGGTCTCCGTCAGGGTCAGGTACGCATTCGCTATAAATACACACCGGTTCCGCCTATGGAAGATCTGACGCTCTACCAGACCTTCACGGACGAGTATTTCGAATCGGCGTTTTCTTCCCTGGGAGGTGCATAAATGGCGGTTCCTCACAAACTGCGTCTGTTCACCTGCTTTGTGAACGGCAGCAACTGCATCGGCAAAGTAACTTCCGTGACGCTGCCAAAACTGACCCGTAAAACTGAAGATTTTCAGGGCGGCGGGATGATTGGCTCCGCTGCGGTGGATCTCGGTCTGGACAGTGGCGCGCTGGACACCACGATGGTGGTTGGTGGTCTGGTTCAGTCGCTACTACTGAACTACTGCGGCGATATCGACGAAACTCGCTTCCGCTTCGCCGGTGAATATTACACCGATGGCGAAAGCCTGCTGGTTGAGGTCGAACTGCGCGGACGTATCACCGAAATGGATGGCGGTGAAAGCAAGCAGGGAGAAGATACCTCCGTCAGCTACACGATGAAGAACACCTATTACAGGCTCACCATCGACGACAAGCCGCTGTTTGAGTTTGATCTGCTGAACTTCATCTACAAGAAAGATGGCAAAAACCTCTACCCTGACCGCATCACGTCTGCGCTGGGAATGGGTAACTGATTAACCTGATAAGTGGCGGTACACCCGTGCCGCCCGGAGTATTCAAGAATGAGCAAGAAAACCGATAACGCCATTACGCTGGCAAAACCTGTTGTTCGCGGCGATGAGAAAATCACTCAGGTAACGATCACAGATGAGATCAAACAGGCTGGCTCCCTGCGCGGTCTGAAGCTTGTCAACGTGATGAATATGGATGTGGATTCGGTGGCGATACTGCTGACCCGCGTCACGTCACCACGCCTCAAACAGAGCGAAATTAACGAAATGGATACCCGCGATTTTGTCAGCCTGTCTGAAGCGCTCGTCCCTTTTTTGACACCTGCGGGGTCTGGAGCGTCGAGCGAGGCGGAGACGGAGAATCAGTAACACTCCTGCGGTTCGACCTGATCGACGATCTGGTTGCTGATATCGCGGTTGTTTTCAACTGGCCGCCCTCTGAAGTCTTCACGATGGAACTGGGCGAAGTCATAGCCTGGCGTGAGCGGGCGGCTGTCCGAAGTGGAGCCAGTGACAGTGAAAATCCTTAATATCCGCGTCGCGTTCAGCGCGATCGATAAACTTACCCGCCCGGTCAATTCCGCCCGCCAGAGTGCGGGCGGTTTGTCAGAATCCCTCAAAAAAACGCAGTCCAGCATTAAAGATCTGGACAGTCAGTCCCGCACTTTCAACCGGCTGCGCGACAGCGTACAAAAGACCTCCCGCAAAATCAACGACGCCAGCCGGACTCTTGAAGGCCTGAACCAGGCGCAGCGGGAAGGTACGCAGCTCACAGATAAGCAGAAAGCCTATATGGCAGCGCTTACCGCAAAGCTGGAGCGCCTGAATTCTGCACGCACGCAGGAAATGGTCAAGCTTCGCGCCGCCTCACAGGCGCTGCGCAGCCACGGCGTTTCGCTGATCGGCAGTGACCGCACCATTCAGAGTGCCATTCGTCGCACTGAACAGTACAACCGGACGCTTGAGCGGGAGCGGCGACAGCTTGCTGCGGTTACGCAGGCACGTGCGCGCTATGACCAGATGCAGCAAACGGCTGGCAAGCTTCGCGGCGGGGGCACGATGGCCGTTGCCGGGGCCACTGCTGCCGGTTACGTAGCGGGACGCTTTTTATCCCCCGCCGTTGGGTTTGACCGTGAAATGTCCCGCGTACAGGCACTGACCCGCATAGATAAAGGCTCACTAGACTTTTCCGCACTCCGCGATCAGGCCAAAAAGCTGGGCGCGGAAACGCAGTTCACCACAACTGACGCCGCCAGCGGACAGGCATTTCTTGCGATGGCCGGTTTCACTCCGAAGGCTATTCAGGCTGCATTGCCTGGCGTACTCAATATGGCGCTGGCCGGTGGCATGGATTTAGGCGAAAGCGCCGATATCAGCTCAAACATCCTGTCTCAGTTCCGCCTGGATCCCAAAGAAATGAATCGCGTCAGTGATGTATTAACCGGCGCATTTACCCGAACCAACACCGATCTGCAAAATATCGGTGAGGCGATGAAGTACGCCGGGACGGGCCTTTCCAGTCTTGGCGTCAGCGTAGAGCAGACAACAGCCATGATCGGCGTAATGGCAAACGTGGGTCTGCGCGGGAGTATCGCCGGTACGGGTTTACAGGCCGCGTTTTCACGCCTTGCCGCGCCAACCGGCAGGGCAAAAACTGCGCTTAAAGAACTGGGCGTAGACGTTGCTGACGCCACGGGGAAAATGCGCCCTGCTGAAGAGGTTCTTACTGAACTCTATAAAAAAATCAGCAAATACGGCGACACCGATAAGCTCTCTTTCTTCAAAGATATTGCCGGTGAAGAGGCGTCAAAGTCATTGCAGGCTCTGGTTATGTCGGCAGGGAGCGGAGAACTCCAGAAGTTACTGGAAGCACTGAAAAATGCCAAAGGAGAGGCACAGAAAGCCGCCAAAATAATGGCGGATAACCTTGATGGCGATCTCAAAAATCTGGACAGCGCATGGGAAGGCTTCCGTATCCAGATTAACGATCTCGTTGATAACCAGCTTCGCGCCCTGACCCAGGGGCTGAGTAATGTTGTGGGGAATATGACGCAGTGGGCGAAGGAGAATCCAAAGCTTGCACAATCCCTGCTGATTGTCGGCGGCAGCGTTCTGGCACTGACCGCCGCGATTGGCGGCACATCGCTGGCGATCGGCCTGCTGATGGGTCCTCTGGCTAAACTCCAGTTAGGTTTTACCCTGCTGGCAGGGGGCAGAGGCATAACCGGAACGATTTCCGCTCTCAGAACACTCGGCACGGCTTCCGGCCCGGCAATGGCAAGCGTGCGCGGGTGGGGGCCAGTTCTCGGCTCGATCGCAGGGAAAATGCGCGGCGTTTCAACCATCATCCCTGTTATGCGTGGCGCACTTATGGGGGCATTCCTCGCGCCCGGTGCCGCGCTGGGAGCATTAACTAAAAACCTCGGAACGCTCGCCCTTCGCCTGACAGGTTTACCAGCCATTTGGAGCATGATTACTGCTTCGGTATCTACGTTGGGTACAGCGCTGTCATTGGTCTTTAGTCCGATCGGCCTGTTAGTTGCCGCGTTTATTGCTGCCGGGCTACTGATCTGGCGGTACTGGGAACAGATAAAAGCCTTTTTCAGCGGCTTTTTTAGTGGGGTTATGCAGCAACTGGCTCCTTTCCGCGACGCCTTTTTCACTTTAACGCTGGTCTTCTCAGCAATCGGTGCTGCTGTTAGCAAGGTTTGGGACTGGTTTTCAAAACTCTTAACACCTGTTGAAAGTAGCCGCGAATCCCTTGATAAATGCGCATCAGCAGGGGAAACCTTCGGTAAAGTCCTGGGGGGTGCACTTCAGTTGCTGCTGTTACCGCTGACAACCCTCATGGAAGGCATTGGCTGGGTTCTGGAAAAACTCGAACTTATCCCTTCTGGTCTGGAAGCTGCACGCCTGAAAGCTGAAAGCCTTAAAAAAGACCCTGTTATGTGGGAGTGGGATCCGCAACAGAAAAAAATGGTGCAAAAGGGCTGGAACTGGTCGCCTGCCTCAACAGGTAAAAACAATACCGGGAACACCCCTCCACCGGGAGCACCGCAACCCACATCCCCGCTGACCGGCGATAACGGCACTATGCGCAGGTTGCAGAGTATCGACAGCAACACCAAAACGACAGCCGACCACACGAAGAAGATCGGCCCCGGCGATATCGTGTTTAAAAACCTGCCGCGTGCGCTGGCCGTTCGTGGGGAATGGAAGGAGTCGCAGCTGGCCAGCACGGTCAGGAACAACGGGTTAAGCGCACGTCCCGCAGTGGTAGCGGCATCACTTCCCGTTAAACAGGCTGAACTTCTGCCAGTCAGGCGCAGCGCCAGCAATATCCCGGTTGCCAGTGGCGGTTTTACGGGCGAAATCCACGTACATCTGCACGGCGTTGAGCGGCAGGACGCGCGCGAAATTGGCAGGATTGTCGCCGATCAAGTAAGTGCCGAACTGGCCCGCCGTGAACGGCTCAACCGTGGCAGCTTCAAAGACAGAGATTAAGGGGAAGCAACTTTATGATGATGATATACGGGATGTTCGTTTTTGAACTGAAGACACTGCCTTATCAGCAGTTGCGCCATTCGCTTAACTGGCGACATGTGAAAAATGACCGCATCAACCGTTCGGCAAAATGGCAGTACATCGGCGCTGGGGAGACGCAGATCAACCTTGACGGGGTGCTTTACCCTGAAATTACGGGCGGTGACGTGTCTCTTACCGTTCTGGCAACACAGGCATACACCGGACGTCCCTGGCCTTTAATCAGCGGTGCGGGGCAGATTTACGGCATGTATGTGCTGACCGGGCTTCAGGCAACGCACACAGAGTTTGATCGTTACGGAAAGGCGAAAAAAATAGAATTCTCGATCAGTTTTCAGCGCTGTGATGAAGATTTACGCGAACGCCTGCAAGCCTCATCCGTTGGCGATCTGCTTTCTGGGCTGAAGGATAAAGCCACCTCTGCATATAACTCTGCGAGCGTTACGCTGTCGGGCCTGTTCTGACGGCATCCACATAAAACTAAAGCGGGCATTTGCCCGCTTCATCTTCAGGAATACACCGCCATAACTGACAGTGCTCGATACATATGGCCAGCACGGTCAAGACTGGCAGTGCATGCCGGAAAGACCATTATGTCGGTTTTTCAGGCCATTCAATGTCTGGCGCTTTACTGGTATCAACACGATTAAGCAGAACCCGGTATTTTTTCCACTCAATTAACATCGCGCTTTCGGATTCTGTTGCTATACCTAAATCGACCGCATCCTGCAAAGGCAACAAGGCAGTGTTTGCCTCATCCATCAGTTTGTTTTTCAGCTCTGCAGCATACTGAATAATTTCCTCAGGTGCAGGAGGCGCGGGGTCGGCAAGCACTGGCTGACCATATTCATTAACAGTGATGACTTTCCCCACCCCCTGACCTTCAATTAGATATTCATACCAGCGCTCAGAAATTTCAATGGCATCATTCGGCCAGGTACCTGAAAGCTCATAATCCTGAAATAACTCACTTAAATAAAAACCCATCGCTGAAGCGCTAAAATAAATACTCACTATTAATACCCCACTGCAAAGTAACGGATAGTCTGTGTTTTGCTAAAGCTTTCACCGTTATTTGAGTCTGCATATATCGTCCCGCCAGACGCAGACAATGACGTGCCCGCAGTTACCGCTAAATAACCATTGTTGCTGACCCCCGCACTTGCCGGTGTGGTCTGTAGGGTTAGCGCAGCATTCGGAAATGTCATAGGAAAAGAGAAAGCCGCTGACGTCGTGCGCGAACCCGAAGCAGGAAGCGAAATGGTTCCCCACTGAAAAATCATTCCCGTAGATGCATCCTTGAACCAACCATTAGTTGCCCGTGACGAGGTGTTTTTTAATTGGTAGCGAGCATCACTTTCAGCCTTTGTGTAAGCCTGCCCTGCGGGGGTATAACTCCCTTTCGCCTGGTAGCGGGCATCAAAGTTTGAGTAGTCACTGGGAGTGATTGTCTTACTGGCAGAAAAACCACCTATTACATAAAGATTTCCAGACGTGTTTTCAATTATTCGGGCGGTGTAATCAGCACTGCTATTGCCAAAATGAAAGTCAATATATGGCGTTGGTGCGTATAATTCCAGACCACTCCTAATATTTAAGGTACTGCTGAAAGTAGTTGCACCAGTTACTGTACCACCGGAAAGATTAAGATAGCGAGAGTCAAAGTTTTCATAGTTATTTGGGATCACCTGCGCCGAGAAAGCCGCATTGAAAGTAGTATGATCAATATTAACCACATTTCCTTTGTACGAACCGTCAGCGTTATAGGCATAGATTGACCATGAATTGACATATGGACCAAAAGCCCATCGCGTTTTTCCTGTTGAGTCACTGACGTTTACCATCGCGTTATAGGTAGACGCACCTACTGCACTGACATAATCACCCCATGCTACTTTCCCTCTGCTAGTCAACCCTTGATTAAAAGTGACAAATCTCTGGAATGTTCCGCCTTGAGATGCTGAAACCGCATCTACGTCAGACGCAGTTGGTTTGTTAAACTCACTAAAAAGCTTAACCCATGAAATAGTGCCACCCGGTGGTTTTCTCCCGACATAAGCATGTTGATTAGCACCATCCACAGCAAAATATGAGACTGTTGGCGAACCATCGTAGGGTATTGTAATACCTGACTTTACAATACTGGTATCCCTCCAGAATGAGGCTATGTTTTCATTGGCAATCTTCGTATCTCTTATTCCCCCAAGCCCCATCCAGCCAACCACCGGAACGCGCCCCGTTGTCACATCGACCATAGATGAAACAACATCAGCCCTTGCTGAACTACCCAGAGTGTCCTTTAAATCTTTGACAGCAGTGCTGATTGCTTTAGGAGTAGCCGCCAGCGCCTCAGAGGTACTGTTTGTTGCGCTACTAAGCTGGACAATACCCTTTCGCGCCGTGGTGGCGTCTTGAGCGGTATATTTCCCACTGGCAAGGTCATACGCCGCCTTAACCGCTTTTGGCGTCGCTGCGACGCTCTCAGACGCGCTGTCGGTCACACTGCTTAGCTGGACAATACCCTTTCGCGCCGTTGTGGCATCCTGAGCGGTGTATTTCCCGTTGGCAAGGTCATATGCCGCCTTAACGGCTTTCGGCGTCGCTGAGACGCTCTCAGACGTGCTGTCGGTCGCACTGCTTAGCTGAGTGAAACCCTTAGCAGTGAGCGTGGCGTCAGGATGGCGGCGGGACTGCTCATGCTCCGCGAGCCTGTCGTCAACGTAGTCCTGCGTAGCCATCACCGTTGAGGTGTCAATGGTTAGCTCGACTGACTCGATGTCGCTTACCATGATGACCATGCGAACGGTCTGCGCGCGGCCTGAACCTTCCGCCAGCGTGGGCTTGTAGCTTTCGGCCATGTTACCGACCGCGATCAGCGTGCCGGCGTCATCATAAAGCCCCATTTCACGCATCCAGAAACCGCCAGTCTCAGGCGGGATAACCAGCTCCGCCACGACATAATTTTTATTCTTCTTGTCCAGGCTGATTTTATTCAGCGCGTGACGCCAGACCTCTTTGACAAGTTTTGTCTGGTTCGGATCAGGGGTCGGCAGCGTGCCGCCACCGTCGCCCACGGCCATTGTCGTAAAGTTCACCTTTTTTCCGTTCGGAACGGTTGCTGCCGCGAGTTTTTCAGCACCGGCTTTGGTGATAACTGTTTTAAATTTCACTGCCATTTTGTTCTCACTTATCCGGGGTAAACCGTGATGATGTCGCCGTCATAGGTCAGGGCACCGGTGTAGAGGTAGCCGGGTATGTCCTGGATAATATTTAGCCCGATAAGATGGCGGCTGGCGGGCTTGGCATCGGCAATGAGCCGCTCCATTTCGTAGTACATTTCCTCGGTGATACCAGACTCTAAAACACCGATATCAAGGCGAAATGTGCCTGGGGGATCGTTGGTTTCCCACCACTCTGTAACATTGATGATGTATCCGAGTGGCTCAACAACACGGCGTAATGCGCCGATGGTGCCTTTGTGTCGGTGAATCAGCCAGGCGTCACGGATAGATTGCCGTTTGGTCTGCTCCGGCCAGTCCTTATCCCACCTGTCTACTGAAAGCGCCCAAGCCAGATAGGGCAGAAGACTCACCGGGCAGGTATCTGCGTTCCACAAGGTGTGAAGCATTACCGGAATATCGGTAATCTTCTCCGTCACCTTCTCCGCGTTTCGCATGAAATCACTTGCCGATGGAGGCAGCAGGCTATTACTCATCGGTTCCCCCTTTGCTGATAGCGAAGGACGTGCAGCGCGCCGACTGCGTATCATCAATCACAATATCGCTGGCAGGCTCCTGCAACTCCACCCGCTGCACACCCTGAACATGCAAGGCCGCCATGATGGCCGAACGGGCGACATCGCGACCAATTTTGCCCTGCTGATTCAGCCAGGACTGAAGGGCATTTTGCGCAGCGGTAAGGATCGGCTCAGATTCAGGACCGGGATAAAAATAAAGCTGCGCCCTGATTTGATAATCAATAATTGCAGCACTTTGCACAGTGAGCCTGTCGCCGACTGGTCGTATGTTTTCGTCATTGAGGGCATTTTTGACGTCATTCAGTAACTCTGCCGATGCCGTACCGTCACCTTCAGTGGAAAGCACAGAAACGATCACGACAGCGGGCGACGGGCTGGTTGCTCTCGCGTCCGCCACTTTTCCGCTGACGCTCTTTGCAAAATATTCATATGCCCCGGTGGGTCCGGCCACGCTCAGGCCTTCAAATGCAGACTGAGCACGCAGGCGCAGCGCGGTATCACTTTCCGTTTCCGCGTCAGCCGTTGTCGTTTCCGGGGTGATGATCAGACGCTCGGTATTCAGATTGGCCGCAAGGTTATCAAGATCGGACGATACGGCATGGCTCAGCATACATGCCGCTGCGCCCTCATTGATGCGCTGGCGTAGCGTCATTTCACGGTAGGCAATCACCTGAGCGATCACGTTCAGCGGTTCGGATTCCAGCTCCAGCGCGGCGGCAACAGATGGTTGCTGTTCCTGCGGGAATGCCGCAAGCATGACGGCTTTGACCTCGCTGAGTATGACTTCAAAGTCCAGGACTTCGATAATTTGCGGCTGCGGTAGCTGCGATAAATCAACTGTTGCCATTGCTGCCACTCCTGAGCGTCAACGAACTGCCAGCCGTCTGCATGGTTTCGGTGATAATGCCGACCAGTTCAGCGGTGACAGCGCCATCCTTTGAAAAACTGATACTGATGCCGTTCAGGGCAATACGCGGTTCCCACATCGTCAGGGCGATCACCGCCGCACTCATACATTGCAGGCGCGTCACTTCGTTTTGCGGTTCATCCAGAAGATCGGGGAGCATACTGCCGTAATCCCGGCGCATCACCCGGCTTGCCAGCGGCGTGGTCAGTATGTCGCGTACTGAATTCCAAAGCTGATCGGTATCGGTAAGCTGGCCCGTGCCGTCCGGGTTCATGCCGGTGTAGCGGACTGTCATTTCGGCCCCCCTGTGTTGCTGCTGCCACCCTGCACACCGCCATGCACGTGCGAATGAACCGTCACCCCATTAGACGAAAGCGATCCGCCTGAATGAGTGATTGTGCCCTTCATCGTGCCGCCCTCCGTCAGTTCGAACGTCCGCGCTTTCAGGTGTTCAGTGCATTCCACCACCGGCGTTTCAAGCGTGACGCTGGCAGAGGCTTTGATATGTGCTGTTTTCATGCCCTGAGCTTCCAGCGCGCTGGCCTCCGCGTCATAGCGGAAAGACGCGCCGTCTGGTGCTGTCAGTACAATCTCTTGCAGGCTGCTGCCCGGTGCAGGGTTGTCACTGCTGTAGAGACTGCCGATAATGACCGCCGTTTCAGGGTTGCCACCGATACAGCCCAGCCAGACCTGCTCACCCACGGAAGGCGGCATCCAGATACTGAATGCTCCGGCGCGCGTGGCGTTCCAGCGCAGCCAGTCGGTCTGAAGTTCGCCGCTTTGCACGCGCACGCGCCAGCTCTCTTCATCAACGGCAATAACGACGCCGACGCGGAGGATATTTTCCAGCAGGCGGATAAGTTCAGCACTCATCGCGCGGCACTCCCCAGGCTGTTAAGCACCTGTTCCGTAATCATATGCTCATCGCCAGCGGTAAAGCCCAGTAGTTCACGCACAGGATATTTAGCAAAAGTACCCGGCCCAACCTGATCGCGCTGGCCGTACTGGTGCACACGCGCAATGCGTGCCGCCACGCCGTCATAACCCACGGATGTGCCCCCTGCATCAGCGCGCATTTTGAGAAAGCGATAACTGCGCAGCCGCTGAAACATAGGCACCTTTTTCGCAGTGCTGCGGCGCACTGAGCGCGTATTGATCTCGATGTAACGCTCAATATCGCTGCGGTAAAAGGTGCGAATATCGTTGCGCTCTTCGTCAAAGCCGGTAATGGTGCGCCCGTATTTCCCCCGGCCACCGTGCCAGTTTTTCAGGCGGCGGATCTCACCCTGCCAGACAAACACAATGCCCTGCTGAGAGCGCAGCACCCTGCGGCGTCGGGCAGGATACGGCGAACCTTCGGGGTTTTGCTGTGCTTTGATGCGCTGTTGCTGGCTCTTTCGCAGTGCCTGGCCAACCGCGCGGGCGGTGCGAACACGTCCGGCCTGAGAGGTGCCCGCGAGTATGTCGCTGAATACCTGATCCAGTTCACGGAAGAGATCGTTACTCATGCACGTCAGCCTCCCACGTTACATCTTCAAAGATGGTGCTCCAGTCGCCGTCCGCTGACGGTATGCGCGGTTTAGGTTCCGGTAAATGCTCCGCCCTGGGGATGCCTTTTGCGTCCAGAGTGACCTTTACGCGCTCGTGCAGCGGCATTTCAAAAAGAATGTCGGCGGTATCGTCGTTGTTGATAAGGGTCGTAAATTTAACGTTCCGGTTCTTCTCCGGGTTCAGCAGCAGATCGGGCTGGTTGTGCCAGAGCCATGCCATTAAAGGCAACGTGAAATCATCAATATCACCGGCAAAATTCATCACAAACAGCACTAGGGTATAGCGGTACATAAACGACGGTGTTTCGCCGGTCGTCTCGATATTCCCTTCTTCCACAAATACGGTGAAGGCTTCAGGATTGGCCCTGCACCATTTGTTAGCGCGCGTCAGGGTCTCTCGCAGTGAGTCAGCTTTCAGCATGGTGATACCTTCTTAACGCCCGAAACGTTCAATCGCGCCCGCAATGATCAGCAGATAAATAAGCGTCCAGTAAGGGTGAGCGCTCAGGTAGTCGAATAAAGTCATGGTGTTGCCCTCGCGTGGTCAGCCAGTCTTTTCAGGCGGCGCAGATCGAGATCGGCTATCGCCGCCTTATCGGCGTTGCAGGTATCCAGCGCATCGCGCAGGCGGTCACTCCAGATGGCTATCGCGCCCCACGTTACCGGGGCGGTCAGTTCCGGCGCTGGCGTTGCTGCCGTCAGGCTTTCCGGCACCGGTTCGTGCACGATTTTCATTTGCGGCTGCGGCGGTACGGTGTTGCAGGCTGTTACTGACAGAAGCAGGCACAACAGTACTGGCACACGTATCGTCTTTGATGGCATCGCGCATGTATTCACGTCGCTTTTCTCCCTCGGCGTTTCTTTGCTGTTCGGCTGCCCGCAACTGTGCAAGGACTTCGCGGGCGTCAGTAGTCAGTGCCCGCAGCTCACCCAGCACCTCACCATTACTCTTTACCTCGCGTGAAAGTGCTTCAGTGCGCACGGAGTCTTTACCGCGTTGATGCGTTTGCCAGAGCATGCCACCAGAGGCCAGCGCCAGTAGCGCACATAAAATGGCTGTAATCTTCACTTAACAGCCTCCACGTCACGCAGGCACCACGCCTCAAAATCCGTTCTCCGGTTAACCAGCCCCTGGCTGCGTTTACCGCCGCTGTTTACAAAGTCCGTCAGCCGGTTACACATCGCCTGCCATTCATGCGCCTGCGCCTTCTTCCAGATGGTCGTGCGCTGCTTTCGCTTCTGGCCGTCCGTGAACCACATCAGTCCAGTACACCCCACATTAAGACCGGCATCCGTCATGGCCTCAAAGGCAGACTGCGGCATATGCGCGCCTTCAAAATTCTGGTTAATGCAGTTTTCAGCGTGCCGCATATCGTTAATCCAGCGACCGGCGATCTCGCTGTCGCTGTACTCACGCTTTTCAACACGTCCCGTCGAACCAATTCCAACCGTCAGCACGCCAGCGGTGCAGTAGTAGGGCGTATTCCGGCAGTCTTCCCAGCCAGCAATCTTCTGCTGGCCTTCAGGCGTTGTGCGCAACGCGCCAGGACTCAGCGTTATACCCAGCGCAACAATGGCCGCAATGGAGCATTTTTTAATAAGCTGTTTCATCTTCCGGCTCATTCTGTTGCAGAAGGTCAAGCGCCCGGCGCTCTGACTCACTCATCTGTCTGTGTTCTGCCTGCTCAAGGATCTGGTTAATCAGTTCGTTTCGACGCTTCTGCCCCCGTTCGATGCGGGCGCGATAGAGCCATCCACGGGCACCAAAAACCATCCCGACGAGAAGACCGGCCAGCGCAATCTTTTCGCTCAGTGTCATGACGCCGATACTCGTGACCATCGCTGACATCGTGAATGTCAGCCAGTCATTCAGGCGCTGAAAAAAACTTAATCCCATAGCTGCACCATCTCCTGTGTCGCTTTACGCGCGATTTCCGGCAGTTCAATCTCCTGACCGGCATCAAGAAAAACCTGCTGGCTCAGTCCGGGATTGGCAGACAACACTTTTTCGGTCACGCCCTGCGTGGTGCCGTAGTGACGCCAGCAAAGCAAATCCACCGTATCCCCCTGCAATGCTTTCACTTTCATCAGCAAAGCTCCGCATAGAGGCGCGGGGTGTCGCGAATGTCAGCAATACTCCAGCGGGCATCCCGCCAGAGATCATCCCGTTGCAGGTCAAGCGCGGCGGCGTCTTTATCGCCTTTCGCCGTGGTATCAACGTCGTGATAGCCTTCAAGTACCAGCGCCCTGGCAATCGAATAGACTGCGCGGCGGAAGCGGTACACCTTCACGTTTTCACCATTGATAACCAGCTTTTCCATCTCACCTGATGGCAGGGCTGAAGGCACATCTTCCAGCGTCTGAAAACCTGCTTTGACCTGACCGGCACGCCAGTCAAGCAACTGCGTAGTGACATGGGCTACCGCTTCCGTGGTGACGTGCATCAGCCTGGACGTGGTGATGCCGCCAGTGATGCGCGCGGCCAGACGAAGATCGGCCAGCTTAATCACCGGCCAGAAGTCCCCGGCGCTGACGGTGGTATCACCATCATCAACATCGGGCGTATCGCTGTCGGCAGGCAACACGCGCTTATTTGCCACAAGGCTGCTCATGCACTTATCTCCCATAAATCAGGCGGTGGGCGGGTGGTTAAAAGACCGTAAACGGGCAGATATCCACCCGCGCCGCCTGTCGGACGGGGCCGAAGTCGTTAATTCTTTTTCTGGCTGGCAGGCTTGCGTTTTGTCGCTTTACCTGTTGCCGCCCTAGTCGTGGTTTTACGCGTCGTCGCTTTACCTGCTGCGCTGGCGGTGGCGCTTTTTTCAGGGACGGGATCAGCAGTACCGTCAGTTTTGTCGGTGCTGGCCGCGTCACCTTCACCCGTGCAGCTATCCGCAGACAGCTTCTTAACTTCACGGGCAAGTGTTGCGATCTCTTTTTTAACCCCGGCATTAGGGTTTCGCGTCAGCGCCTCGCGGAACAGCGCCAGCGCCTCAGCTTTGGTCGTGATATCAGTCGCACCACGGCGGGCAAGCGCGCGGGCTTTGCACAATTTGGCGCGTACCATATCCGGCATATCACTGTCGGCGACAATGTCCGCCACTTCATCAAGCACTGCGGTACTGGCCGATAAATCAGCGTCAGCATCAGCTGCGGCAAACGTCAGCACCGGTTTGCTCATTTCTTCGGTCAGGAAGGTCGCTGCCGTACGGTTGAAGTTATCCGGCAGCGTCAATCCGTGGCGCACCACATAGCGTCCCAGCCTCAACGCAAGCGCATAGTCACGGCAGTCAATCGCCCAGACCATCAGCCTGGTAATGACTTCATCCTGCCGCCCACTGTCGCCGTCGAGCGTGCCTTCAATCCACCCCTCATATTCAGGCAGCATGGATTTTTTCATTTCGGCTTTGGTTTCTTCGGACTGCACGCCGCTGAGGCGGGACAAGTCCATACGCAGGCGATGCAGAATTTGCTCATGCGCGGTACGCTGGATATCGGATTCTTCATCCGCCAGGCCCCGGCGTTCTGCCATGACCCTCTGAAAATGTCGTTGTGCCGGTGTTAACAT